GGTTGTAGTCCGTATCTTTGTCCTAATAAGAACTCATTGTTAGGCACTCTATAATCGTCTGGTTGATTATCAGTTGTAAGAGATCTTTCTTTCCATTTTTCCTCTGTTAAAGATTGTTGAGAAAGTAAATTAGCACCAGCCTGATCTTGTGTAGGTATTCCATCTACATCTTGTAGAGGTAATTCTTCTGGATTTGAAGTAACTCTAGTTGGATATATAACATGTTTAGCCCCAGATCCGTCTATCCAAGAACATTTTACGTAGTTAACGTAGTCTTGAGGTATTACTACAGATAAACTAGGTGGTATAGTTAACTCTTGAGATTTTATAACTTTTAAAGTATCATAAGAAAACTCTTGTAAACCTCTTTTAGCATGAAACATTACATCAGTTCTTTTAACACTTGGTATCAACTTACCAGCTCCAACATAAGCAACTAAAAAATTATTTATAATATCACCTAGACTTATATACTCGTAACTTCCATAGTTTTTGTTTATAGCAGCTTGGTTTAATTTTACTATTATATTTCCAGCAAGTAATGATGCTGTTATATTTATTGAATTATTATTAACAGAGTAACCTCCAACAGCAACTGGGTCTCCATTATTAGTTATAGTGTAATTAGCTATTGGCGAGTCTACTAAAACAGTATTAAAAGTGCATTTAAAAGCAGATCCAGGTATTCCTGCACCAACATTAAAAACTTGTTGACCAGAATAGTATTGAGCGTTAGTTTCGTTTAGTAATGCCATTTATTAAGATTTTTCGTTTACTTCCTCTTGTTGTATTTTTTGAGCAGCCACCTGTATTATAGAAGGATCTCTTATTACTATACCAGAGTATAAAAGTATTTTTAATATTACTTCTGTTCTTTCAGAGTTGTGTAATTCAAAGTTTGTTGTACCGTATGTACTTCCTGAATTAAAATCAGCAGCTATTAATGTTATTACTAAATTACCAGCACCACCGCCTAATACAGTACCTGTTACCGTTATAGTGTCTCCTACAGCAAATCCAGTTCCTGCTAAAATTACATCTACAGAACTAACTGAACCTCCAGCGACTGTTATACTTAATGATGATCCAGAGCCAGAGCCACTAGTAGTATAGCCAGCAGTTGTACCTGGTTTTCCTGTATATGTTCCATCAGTAGAGCTTGATACATTTGATGTTATACTAGACGTTAAAGTACTAGTGCCTGTGTTTAATAAATTTAAACCAAAAATAGTTGGATCATTTATATATTGACCTAAGCTGCCAGTATAATAACCCCACCTAACTTCGCTAGGCTTTTTTAAATATTGCATTTTTATATTATCAGCTGAAGTTATAGTACTAGGATATACTATAGTTTTATTATCTTCGTATAAATATATTGGAAATGAAGTTGACGGTGTTGTTAAAGGAGATTTGTTAATGTTATAATATTCTCCTCTAGTTAACCTTTGTATTTCTACTGGAGTAGATCCAGTCGGCTCATAAGTAAAAGAACCTAGTCTATACAGCTCAGAAGGAACTGTAAAAGGATTTGTACCTGTAATAGTTTTTTCATCAACAGGATTTGCTTGTACGTTTTCAGTTTTAAATTCTGCAATTTTTTCATCTGTAATGGCAACTCTATTTGAATAATCCATATCAGATTGCGGTATACGTAACTGTTGGTTTAAATCTTCAAAATAAGCTTCAAATATTTGCCTTTGTACCTGACTACCTATTTTATTAAATTCATCTGGAGTCATATAACCACGCTGTTCATTATTTAATATAAGTAATACTGTTCTGTATACTGTATTTGCGCTTATTGCCATTTTAATATTTTTAAAAAAGAGAGGTTACTTATGTAACCCCCTTATAATTATAATCACTTGTTATTTGAACTTTTTCTCTATTGATTTATATACTTCAACACCTTCATCTGTCTTGAACCAAGCAGCTAAAGCTGAATAAGGATTTTCATCAAACGGAACGTTCATAAGTTTTCTACCATTACTAGCCCAAGTAAACGTTCTTTGATCTTGTGATAAACTTAATATGTTAGCTTCAACAGCTTTAATACCAAAGTTTCTAAGCTCAACGTTTTCATCATTAGCTAACTCTAAGAACAAACCAGGGTTTGATCTAGCAAATAATAGTAAATCTCTTTTAAGCTCTTTAGAACTCATCTTAGACACACTAGAACCAGACTCAACTCTTAATATTGCTTCTGCTTGGTCTATATCCATAGATCTTGCAGCGTTTAAAGCTTCTATTTCTGTTTCTAAGTAATCTAAATCATCTACAGCTTCTTGTACATCATCTTTTTCAGAGTACAATAAACCTTTATTAGGGTGGTATAAAGATAAAAGCTTTTGTAAAGATACTTCAGATTTAGGAACTGTTAATACTCCATCTTCAAATACAATATGACCTAATGTTACAGGGCCATTTTGCTCATCAACAAATGGCGTTTTCATATTTGTAGCGTATCTTAGTTCTCTATTATAGCCTTTTTCTTCATCAAAATACATCAACGGTTTTCTCATTGAGTGCCTTGAATTTATTCTAAACGTTAAAGGCGAAGCTTCGTTTAGTAAATGATAGTGTCTATCTTTAATTTCCCAAGTATCTTTTTTTACTTTAGGTTTTTTTTCTTTTGTTTCCATAATATAATATAATATAATAATTAAAAAAGACCCCGCCGAAGCGGGATCTTATTATTGTTTATGCTGCAGTAGTAAACACATTTGTGTTGAGTACAGTCCCAGAAGCATCTGGACCAGCATTTATACATTTTAACCAAGAAGCTTGTAAACTAGCTTCTAAAGCTCTAGCTGCAGCAGCGTCAGCTAAAGTTTGACCAACTGTAATAGTTGAGCCACCAATGTAAGTAAATACACAGTTATTTGAACCGTGAGCTGCAACAATCTTTAATAATTCCTCAGAAGGGATATATAAAGGTTGATCAGTGTTATATTTTGCTTCAATCATTTTAGCCATAATTTCTATATCTTTAAAATGTTAATAATTATACAGTTGACTTCATTAACACGAAGTTATTAGCCCCTTGTACACAAAGTAATCTTTCAGATAAGAAATGAACTTGCATTGCATCTAAACCAGATGTAGCAGCTCCTACAGAACCCACAACCCATGTTTTCATTCTTCTATCGTCAGCCTCAGAAGCTCTATATCTTACGTGTAAGAAAGGTCGTCTGATGTTTGAACCTAATAGTTGATCGTAAACAGTTGATGTTCCAGCAGGAATTAATACCCCGTCGATGTCTCCAATGTTTCCTCTAGTTGAAAAATCATTTAGATATTTCCAATCAGTTTTGTAGAAGTCATAAGAACCTCTTCTAAAACCAGAGAAACCAAAGTTAAGTGCCATATCTTCTTCGTTGTTAAATAAACCGTAAGAAGCAGCTCCAGTTGAAGCATACGACCCGTTCATAGCAGCTATCATATCATCAAAATCTAAAGCAGTTTGTCTTGATAAGAAAAGCATGTTTTCTTCAATAGCACCTTGTGTATCTAATTGCTTAAGGATAGTATCAAAATCTCCTAATGCACCAGCTCCAGGAGCAGCAGCACCAGCAAAATCATTATATACGTTACCTCTTGCTTCGATAGCAGCAAATAAACCTTCAGAACCATCTAAAGAAGTTCCGCCATTAGCACCTTTTTTCTCAGCTTCAACCATAGCCATTTCTAGGTAATCTTCAAAACGTAGTCTTGTTTCAGACTCAGCTTTTAAATACCATAAAAATCCTGATTGACCATCTTCAGTAGCAACTTCTACCCAACCAATTTGAGCAGTATCAGAACCAGAAACTTCATAAAAGTCTTTGATTATAATAGGCTTGTTTGAAAATTGAGTAAAATCTGGCTGAATAGCTTTAACAGCAGCACCAGCTGTATTAAAAGTATCCATTCCATCGCTACCTTTTCCAAACTCAGAGCCGTAAACAAATACTTTAGCAGCACTTGCAGCACCAGCTAAAGAAGCTAAATTAGCAACTTTATAAGTAGCTACAGTTAGATCAGATGTGTTTCCACCACCATTGGCAGTTACACCTGTTACTCTAGCTTTTAATGTTACTAATCCTTCAGATACTACAATTGTAGAACCTACTCTAATCATACACTCTTTTCCAGCTTCTAACGGTACTCTAATAGTAGTGTTATTACCTTGTTTAGCAGTACAACCATCATAAGCAATGTGTAATCTATTTTGCTCAGACCAAATTACTTGATCAGATTGCATAGGCATTTCAGCGCCTACCATTCTCAAGAAACCTTGTAAAGTTCGGTTTCCGTATCTTTCTATCTCTGCTTCATACAATTCCGGTAGGTATTGTTGAGCAAAGTTGTTCATGTCTTGACCAGCACCTGTACTTGAAGCATTAAAAGCTAGGTAATTAGTACCTAACGCTTGCTTCTGGGCAGCTGGAATTAAGCTTGGTGGAAATGCTCCACCTGTTCCAAAACTCATAATTTATATTTTTAGTTTAAGTTATTTTTTTATTGTTTTTATTTTTAACTTAGAACTATTCGCTCCTGATATTGCTTTTACTTTTAACCCATTAATATAAACATCTCCAGCGTTAGCAGCAGTCTGCCTAGCATCTTCTGTTATATTTTTAGATTTAGCAGTCATATTTTTAATAGCGTCGGATTTACCTTGCTCATAAAAATGACTAGCTATAGTATCAACGTTCTCAGCAGCGTAAATGGCTTTGTGATAACCAGCATAATCTGTGACTTCTCCTTTTTCATTTAGGAACTTCCCAACAAGATTAGTTAAGTCAGATTGGTTGTTTGCAACATTGTCGGTATTATTAACTTTGTACCTAAACTTTTTCTCGCCAACATCGAAATTAAAACCTTTAAATTCTTTGTTGAAAAAGTTGTTTGTATTTTGTTTAAACCTACTATGTTGCTGTTGAACCACTTTCTGTTCTTCGTTGTATCTATTGAAAAAGTCAGTTGCTTTTTGTTGTTCTTGAGTAACGCCCGGTCTCAACTTGATCTCGTCGTAATACTTCTTTTTCGTTTCCTCCAAAAAGCTTTTGGCTTTAGCAATTTCTTCTTTGTAAGCGAGTTTCTTTTTCCTTACATCTCGCTCTTCATCAACTTCTTCGTCATAATTAAAATTATCTTCCATTAAAAATTTAACTTCTTCATAATCTAAATGAGGACGCGTCTGTTTGTAATATTCTTCTAACAATTTATTGTTATCTACATTAGAGTAATCAGCATTAATTCTAACATAGTCTTCAACTGTACCACCAGTTTCTTCCATAAACTGTACTAGTTTTTCTATATTTTCTGGAAGTTGTCTTTGTTGTTGTACAGGTTCTGCAGCTTGTTCTACTACAGGTTCTTCTTTCTCTTCCTCAGTAATTTCACTTATAGTAATTACTTCTTCTTCCTCTTTTTCTTTTTCGCTTTCTCCGGAAGGTTCTTCAATTGTTTCTTTGTTGTTTTCTTGAGGAACTTCTTCGCTAACTTCGGATCCGTCGCGAACAGATACCTCATCTGTTTTTTGCTCTTCAACGGCATCTTCTTCTTTTTTATTTAAATCTACTTTAATTGTTTCATCTTGTGAAACTAATTTTCTAGGTCTTCCAGGTTTTTTCTTAACCTTAAATTCACCTTCTGTTTTTACTTGTTCTGACATAATATAATATAATAGTTAATGTAAAATTATCTAGGCGTAAATTGCTCTAGACCAAATCCACCTAATGAGTCGTTACCGGCAGATTCAAAGTTTTTTGGTAACAAATCGTTTTTTCTTTGATCAATTAACTCTGATTGTTGAGTTGCTTGTATTTTAGTTCTTTGATCTTTACGATCTTCTTTAAATTTATCTTCATCAATTTTAGTTTGACCTTGAGCTTGAGCAAGTTGCATATTAAAATTAAACTCTAATTCCATTAGACCTTTTTTAACTTGAGCTTCTCTTTCCATTTTTTGAACTTCAAAATCTGATTTAGCTTTTTCTAATTGAAGTTTTTGCTCTGTCAACACTTGTTGCTTTTGAGTTTCTGCTAAAGCTGTCTTTTCGGCTAGCTCTGCGTTTGCTTGTGCCTGCGCTTGTATATTAGCTTGTTGAGCTTGTTGATCTCTAGCTGCTTTATCTTTTCTACGTTTCTTTAACATTTGATTAGCTAGCTTGAGGTTTTTAACTTCTCTAATATCTATAGCATCTTCAAGATCTATTTGACCAGCTTTTAAAGCTATTTGTATATTCTGCTCTAATATTTGTTTTTCTTCTTCATCTGGCTCTAACTCTAGAAATATACCAAAATCATGCATGTTTAAGTTTTCTAACTCATGTAAAGTACCAACATTATATCTTGATATACTTTGCATTAATGACTGTTTAGTCATTGGAAACATTAAAGCGTCAGCTGCTCTTAGTGAAATATTTTCACAAGTTTTAAGAGTTAAATACAAACTAGCTTGTAATATGTGCCTTGTAGCTGTATTACTATTAGCTGCAGCTAGTTTTTGTAAGCCAACTAAAGCGTATTTATCAGGGGCACTAGCGTCTCTAGCTTCGTTTAGTCCGGTTACATCTCTTATCATTTGTAAATAATACTGATAAGTTTGTATTAAAGACTGTATCTTACCCATACCATTTGAAGTAGATAATTCTTGTATTGGAACCTTGCCTGGATTAGGTCCACCATCTTGAGTATAAGATCTACCTACAATAGAACCGGTTTGAAAATACATATTCAAAGCTTCGGCTGGATTATAGTTTGTACCATTACCAAGATCAACCTCTGCTAAACCATCTACATCCATAAACACACCGTCAGGAACTACTCTTGACATTACCTGCTGTAGCTTTAAGTGCGTGAGCTGTATCATGTCGGCAAATGAAGTAATTCTACCAACTAAAGATTCAATTCTACCTTTGTACAACCTTGGAGCTACGATGTTAT